CGGCGGCAATGCCCAGACACCCAGCGATGGCGGCTTCCTGATCGAGATGGAGTACAGCGAGGCGCTCCTCAAGCGCGCCACTCAGGAATCGCAGCTCCTCTCGCGGGTGACCACCATCCCGATTGGCGCGGGCAACGAGGGTGTTGAGCTCCCGTACATCGACGAGACCAGCCGGGCCACGGGTTCGCGCTGGGGCGGCGTGCAGGTCTACCGCAAGGCCGAAGCGGCCACGGTCACGGCGACGCGCCCGAAGATCGCAGAGGTGGAAATCCGCCTGCTCGAGATGATGGGCATCGCCTACGCGACCGAGCGCCTGCTCAAGAATGCGTCGGCGATGGAGTCGATCTACGGCAACGCGTTCACCTCGGAGTTCGGCTTCAAGGTTGATGACGAGATCATCAACGGCACCGGCGCCGGCCAGATGCAGGGCATCCTCGCCGCCGGCTGCACCGTCTCGGTGGCCAAGGAGACCGGGCAGGACGCCGCGACCATCGTCACGCGCAACCTCAGCAACATGTGGACGCACCTCCCGGCTCGCTCCAAGAGCAACAGCGTCTGGCTGATCAACCAGGAAGTCTCGCCGCAACTGGACGAGCTCAGCATCCCTGCCGGCACGGCCGCGCTGGAGCCTCGCATCGTCCACTACAACGAGCAGGGCGTGATGACGATCAAGGGCCGCCCCGTGATCGAAGTCGAGCAGTGCGCCGCGCTGGGCACCGTCGGGGACATCCTCCTCGTCGACCTCTCGCAGTACATCGCCATCACCCAGGGCGGGCTTGAATCCGCTCAGTCGATGCATGTGCGCTTCCTCTACAACGAGATGACGTTCCGCTGGAACTACTACATCAACGGCCAACCGGCCTGGCGCACGAGCGTCACGCCGTACAAGGGCAGCGCCACGATCAGCCCGTTCGTGTCGCTCGCGACGAGGAGCTAAGGCCATGCAGAACCCTCTTGGAAACCTCTTCGACATCGTCCCCGGCTTCGTGCCGGTGGACATGCAAACCGCGGCCAACCCCGGCGACTACGTGAGCCTGAAGAACTGGGACGGCATCTGCTTTGTCCTCTTCAAGGCCGCGGGCACCGCCGGTGATGACCCCACCCTGACCATCACGCAAGCACAGGATGTCGCGGGCACGGGCGTGAAGAACGTCACCGCGATCACTGACATCTACACCAAGCAGGGCACGCTCACGGCGGTGGGCGCATGGGCGCACACCAGCCAGGCCGCGGCGGCCACCGTCGCCGGTGATGCCACCTCGGCTGAAAGCCAGGGCGTCTATTACACGTTCGTGCCCTCCGAGGCGCTGGACGCGGACGGCGGCTTCGACTGCATCAAAGGCGCGGTCGCGGACGTGGGCGGGAATGCGCAGCTCGGCTGCCTGTTCTACATCCTCGTGGGCCCGCGCTTCGCCGCTGCGCCGGAGAACCTGCCGAGCGTCATCGTCGACTAATCGAGGGGCTCCCTGCCTCGTCCCCTTACTCCGGGGCAGGGAGCTCACCCAGAACGAGGCGGAACCACCGCCGCCGAAACCCCACGGGGTATGGAGGCCAGATGCCAGTAGCGAACGTCCTCAGCCGTTGGACAGCGGGCAAGCTTTTCTTCCGCAAGAAGAGCGACAACTCAATCATCTTCAGCATCGGCGTAAACGGGATCGGCCGTGGGCTCACGCGTGTGGACGTGGACGCCCAGAACGCCACCCTGCCCGCGGCGACGCTGGCCAAGGGCTTCCTCGTGCACACGTCGGCCACGGGCGCGGGCACGCTGACCGTCGACACCGGCTCCAACCTCGATAGCGCCTTCCCCGAGTGGCAGATCGGCGAAACGATGGAGTGCCACTACCTCAACGATGGCAACCAGACCGTGACGTTGACCGGCGCCACCGGCTCGACGGCGCTGTCCGCCCAGACGATCGCCACCCTCCAGGGGCGCCGCATTGTGTTCCTGAAGACGGCCGCCACGACGTACAGCGTCTGGGGCGAATAGCTCATGGCCGCCGTCGGCACCTGCACGATCACCTACTCCCAGTCTCGCCCGGGCATCAAGCGCGTCACCTGGGACTGGGTCTGTGATGCCTCGGGAAACGTCTCGGGCACCGATACGAAAGCACTCAACGGCGAGGTGTTGCGCTTTGTCACGAACCCGGACGCGGTCGCGCCCACGGACAACTACGACATCACCCTGAACGACGAAGACGGCTTCGACATCGCCAACGGCCTGCTGGCGAACCGCGACACCCTCAACACCGAGCAGGTGGTCCCCGTGTTCGAAACGATTGTGGGCGCGAACACCTACGGCAACCGCGGCACCGTGATTGACGGCAAGCTCAGCCTTGTTGTGGCGTCCGCTGGCAACGCCAAGGCCGGGCGGCTGGTGATGTACTACCGATGAACAACCTCGCCCGCCTCTCGAACATGCTCGCGGACGTCGCCGACGCCGTCTCTCAGACGGCGCTCTATGGCGTCTATGCGCGTGCGCTCGAAGAGGTGAGCCGCGAGTTTGAACGCGCCACCGACCGCAGCTTTGCGGCAACGGTCGCTACCCGCGTCGTCTCCGTCCCGGCGCCCTGCGAGGCCAATGACTGGGGCCGCTCGCTGCTGCTCAGTGACGACCTCATCAGCGTGAGTGCGCTCAAGGTCGATTACGACTGGGACCGCATCTACGAGATGACGCTCGCTGAGGGCGTGGACTTCGACCTGTGGAACGATAACCGGGTCAACGAGCCGTACTACAGGATCGACCTGCGGCCGTTCAGCAGCGTCCTCAATGCCTTCCCAACCGGGCCCCGGCGGGTGCAGATCAGCGGTACCTGGGGCTACTCCTACGAGACCGAGGACACCGGCCAAACCGTCGCAAACGCCACATCGATCAGCAGCTCGGCCACCGCGCTGACCGTCCCCCAGGCGGACGCCATCGATAGCGGCGAGACGCTGGTCATCGGCAACGAACAGCTCCACGTGAGCGACCGCCCCGATAACGTCACGCTCACGGTGGTGCGCGCGATCAACGGCACGACGGCCGCGGCGCACCTCAATGGGGCGGCGATTCTCCGGCGAAGGTATCCGCGGGACATCGAACAGGCCGTGGCCGAGCGTGCGGTCGGCAAGCGCTGGGACAACCAGAGCGGGCAGGCGGGCATGGCGACGCTGCTGGGCGATGCCAGCGGCGCGGCTGGTACCACGACCATCCGCGCGAGCTATGCGCGCTGGCGGACGGTGACGGAGGCGTATCGACGGCGATGGTGAGAAAGGCTTCGGAAAACGTCTACCTCGACGGGCCGCTCTTCGAGCCCGACATGATCAAGAAGTTTCGCGGCGCCGTGTACGCCGGCATTGCCGAGCTCGCGGACGAAGCCGATGACATCATGGCGGCGCAGATCGAGGCGGGCGGCCTGGTTGCCAGCGGCCGGCTGCTGCGCTCGGTCGATGTCGCACTCGTGCAGACGGGCGGCGAGATTGGCTACGCCCGGATCGAACCCACAGACACGTGGAAGGGCACGACCGCCGTCAAGCGCGTCGGCACCAAGAAGACCCGCACCAAGAAAGGCAAGCTCAAGAGCTCGGGCATCTACCACGTCTCGACCTCCACGAGCACATCGCGCCCGCCCAAGATCTGGCTGTCGAAAGGGACGCGTTCGGGCAAGAAGTTGACGAAGGGGTTTGACATCTTCGCGCGCACGGCGACGGCCGTGAAGAACCTGGACCACAATCGCATCGTCGCCAAGTACATCGCTGAGGCGCTGAACTGATGGCCGACATTCCTGCCATCTACGACCGCATCGAGGCGATACTCACGTCGTGCACCACGCCCGCTTTTCGCGTGCTCGTCGGTGATCCGGCAGGACTGCCCCTTGGCGACCGCATCGCGGTCTTCTGGTGGGTGGGTGAGAGCGAAAAGGACGAGACGTACGGGAACGTCATGGTCTGGGAGACCTACGCCATACGCCTTTATTGGGTGCTCCGGCCTGAGCGCCCCACGCAAAAAGCACTGGACATCGAAATGCAGACGGCGTCACGGGCGGTACAGGCGCTGTTCCGGGCCGATTCGTCGCTGGGAGGCCTCGTCGAGGACAGCAAACTCACGCTCGCTGCGCGGGCGGACCAGCTGGCCACCAGCTATCAAATCGTCACGTTCGAGCTGACGGTCTGGGAATCCGAAGAGGAGGCAATCACAGCATGACTAAGAGCAGCGGTCTCGGGGATAACTTCTATTTCGCCGGCTACAACGTCTCGGGCGACATCTCGGGGCTGTCGAAGGTCGGGGGCGGCATGGCGTTGCTGGATGTCACCGGCATCGATAAGTTCGGCATGGAGCGCATCGGCGGCGTGCGTTCGGGCGAAATCTCGGGCACGGCGTTCTACAACCCATCCCTGCTGCAGGAGCACGTCGCGCTCTCGCCGTTGCTCACCACCGACCAGCTCGCGATGTACTTTCGGGGCACCGCGCTCGGCAACCCGGCGGCGTTCCTCAAGGGGCCCCAGATCAACTACGACTTCGACCGCGCCACCAACGGCGCGCTCACCGAGGTCTTCCAACTGCTGAGCGACCTGTACCCGCTCTACTGGGGCGTGCAGCTGACAGCCGGCGTGCGCACGGACACGGCCGCCACTTCGGGCACGGGCGTCGACCTGGGCGCAAACCCGAACTACACCCCGGTCAACATCACCTCCGTGGGCGTCGCCAACCCGGGCCAGGTGAACGCCACCGCTCACGGGCTCGTGACAGGCGACTCGGTCACCATCGCGGGCACCACGACCACGCCGACCATCAATGGCGATTACCCGGTGACGGTCGTCAACGCCAACCAGTTCACCATCCCCGTGAACGTTACCGCCGGGCAT